CCGGGTGGAAGGGTTGAAAGGAGGTGCTTGAGATGCAAGCCAGAGTATTCCGATTCACGGAAGGGACTCCGTTCTATTGGGTTCAGCCCGACTTTCTGTTTATCGCAGAAGGTCGTGAGGACCACAGTTCCTTTCGAAAATCGTTCTTCAAACAGGGAGACGAAGCTCTATATGGCGATAATGCTGTGACGCATTACACCATGAAGGGCAAGTTCCAAACCTGGATGGAGGACGACGAAGGCCGAGCAATTCATCTCGGTCAAGAGTTGGAGATACCTTACGAAGGCGGGGACAGCTGGTTGTCTTTCAGGGTATGGACCGTGGCATATACAAATATGTCTGGTTTTGTATCATATGAAGGCAACACTTGCTGGAAGAACCGCTACGGTGAGTGGGGCTACAAATCTTCGCAAGTTATCCGGCACCGCTCCTATTGGAAGGAGGGGGAGCTCTGGGTAAGGCAGGACTGGATTTCGTTGTATAATCACGAAACACAAGACCTGACTGCTCAAGAAATTATTGAGCTTTGTGAAGGTAAGCCACCCTCTGACTGGTGGACGGGCTATGATAAACCTGTCATCGATCGACAAGGTCGTGTTTTATCAGGTCCCGTACACTTCTCCTGTATGGCAAATGTTATTCAGCCAACGCTACCCTATGATACGTACAATACGCTCGTATCCCGTCGTACGATGGGAGAAAGGCAATGGAGTCAGGTTGATAACCTTATCCGCGATACTATCATGGAGGAAACGACGTTAGCGACTAACAATTTCGCCAATATCAAGCAAGCCGCAGATTTGATTCGTTCCATCGGATCATTTAGCTGGACGAATTGCCTTCGAGAGGCACGTTCAGCGTGGCACAACATTATGGTAGCCTCGGGACGCCATCCGGCGTTCTCCAGCATCGATTCTGAACAGGCCAAACGGCTTGTGAAGGAAGGACGTCGCGTATTGCGGAATAAAACTGCAAAGTACGCAGGCGACGCTTGGCTAAAATACAGGTATGCTTATAACACCACGAAGATGGACGTCGAGCAGGCGACACGAGTTATAAGCAAAGGGCTCCTCAAGCCCTTAACACCTGAGCGGGTATTGCGAGGTAGAGTTAATATTGTCGATGGTGAAGCGCGCGTTAAGATGCGTCTTCACGAAAACACCGGCGATATGTTCGCAATGCTAATGCTGAATTCTGATAAAGTGGGGTTGATGCCCTCGCTTTACAACCTATGGGACATGGTACCGTTCTCGTTCGTGGTGGACTGGGTTTACCCAATCGGCGATATCCTACAAGATATCGACCAACGATGGTATTATCGCGCCTATAAGGTTGATGAGTTACTCGTCTCATTTAAACAAAAACGAGAAGTAACAGAGTATTGGGGTGATACCTCATATTCTTGGTATGACCGCATACTCATGGATGAGTTCCCGCAATGGACAATTTGCGAGGACGACAACGGGGCAAGCACGCGGGTATGGTCTTGGAGAGCCAATGACACCATAGTGCTTTCCTCAAACTTATTATTAGGAGGTAAGTAATATGGCACTAGTTCACACTCTCGGGTATACAAATACCACACCTTTTTCAACCGCGAAGGTCACCCCTGTAGACGTTGATCTTGCAACGAACTACATTAAGAAACCGGCTGGTACGACTACGTACTACCAAAACAAAACCGGTCCTGCTGTGCAGAAGGAGCTTGTTGAGATTTCCGTTAATACTAATAACGGAGTCACAAATAAGCTCGACAAGGTATGGGATATCAACGATCCTTACCTTGCTAGCCCGAAGACTTGGAGAGCCCGTGGACTTCGCATTCGTCTCGAATGCAAGGTACGGGAGACTTCTACAGTCGACGATACGCACATTGTCGACATTCCTGTTGTCGGTACGTTCGAAATAGCTGCGCCTAATTCCGAGGCAGTGGATTACACTCTCGCGAAGGCAATCTATGAACGTATCGGTGGAATGGTGTACAATGACGATGCTAGTGGGACTAACAACTTCGACCGCTGGTGGTCCGGGGACACGGATCTTAGTTGACACCAGCAACCCCTACGGGGTATACACTTGTATAAAAGAAAGGAGACATTACGATGTCTAATTGCGTCACTTTTACGAAAGAAGCAACCGCGCGTCTTTACAAGAGAGATGCGTCCGTTTCGTTATCCTATGGTTACGATCAGGGATACGTCAATGAGAAAGGCGAACCTACTAAGAAATTTTCGAGTACGCTCGAGAATGACGTAAAACGGTTGTATTTTGCATTCAACTCCGGCTTTGGACTCCTTCCTTATGGAAGTCTTGCCAATGATATTGGCAGTCAGTTGGTGCAGACCTATGGTTTTAAGCGGTTTGCAATTACCTGCAAACAGATACGCAGCAATCTCATTGAATGGGAAAACGCCGAACACGTTTTTCGAAATTTTAGCGAGTCTAACAAGAAGCTCGCAACCGCATGTAAAGGCAACGAAGAGTACGCTCCACTCGTTGACACATTGCTTCGCGACATGTCCTTTAATGATGTGTTACAGTTTCTGGGTTTCTTTTCGAGAGTAACACTGGACCTTTCATGCGATCCTAGCGAACAGTATGATGAATTCCTGCGTGGGGATGACGTCTGCAAAAGGATGGCGATCGATTTTCCTCCTCAGATTCCAGAGGATGGAAAAGAGTTTCAACACCCGGGTAAAACGAAGGACCCGTCTGTTTACTGGGAGTCTTACCTCGACTATAAAGAGGATCCTAAAACCAGTCTGAAGACCTGTAAGGGTAGTGAGGATAAGCGCGAATGTAAGTACTTCTCGCTGACTCCTCGTAAGACGACTGATCTCAATAAAAATGGCATCTGTCTGCAGGTGCTGAGGTCTGTTTTCACTTATATCTTTAAAGATTATAAGAGGAACAGCTCCCTCTTCCGGCTTCCGCCGGGCGCCACAGTAGAATGCAAGAGGTCAGCTAGCTACCTCACCAAGTTCAAGAAAGTGTTGTCCCAGCAACATTGGTTGAGGGAACACGGTTTAGAGATTCCCCACGGGGAAAATCTCGTAGACCTTATTGGAGATCCTGGTTCCAAATGTCGAATAATGGGTGTCCCGAAGGATATTTCGAAACCTCGACTTATCGCTCCGGAGTCCGTAACCAGACAGGTGTTCGGATACCAGGCTTCCGATGGCATGTATCAATGTCTCCGCTTTAGGGGGGCGGATACCCATGATCAAACTCGTAATCAAGCTTTATGTGCGATTGCGAGGGAAGCACAGTTAGCGACGGAAGACCAGCATGCAGCTAGTGATTCCGTATCTGTGTGGCTCACTGCAGAAATCTGTGGTAATACAGACCTGTGGAATGATCTGTGCGCATGCCGTAGCCGGCATGTAGAGATTCACACACCTAGTGGATCGTATACATACGTCACAAATAGGCATTCTTGTATGGGCAACACCACAACCTTCAACCTCGAGACTGGAATCTTTCTCTCGATGGCCGTCACCTGTTTCATTCTAGATCATATGTTCGACGATTGGTTCTACGGTTTACCAAATCATCATTGGCACGTAGGAGACAAACCGTTGAGCACACAGGAAAAAGAACAGTGTGCCGAAAGGGCGAAAAGAGCAAAAGGACGAAGGGTTACTCAAGAGTACTGGGACCTGATGATTGAGTATGCGTTTATCGAGCTGCTCGATCGCGGGCTTGGTGTCTATGGGGACGATGTGGTTTTACCTGCGGAATATCATGAGATGTTTAATGATATTTCCACTATCTTTGGATTCACGATTAACAAAGATAAGTCTTTTGCCAAAGGCGCTTACTTTGAATCATGTGGAGTGGAGTACTGGAACGGAGTTCCGCTTCTGCAGGTGAAATTTAAGCGTGGCGAAGATATTTCTTACACTACATTGGTTAGTCTCCAGCATAAGCTGGTGAACTATCCAAAGGCCAACGCGTTTTTGTCGGGTGAGTTGAGAAAAATCAACCCAAGAATAACCACAAGCGCAATAGGCTCCACTCACGATGATTTGTGGGTGGGAGGGTATCTTCGATATCCTGTACGTAATAGCGACTACGCTGTAAGATTTACCATGATGTCAAAATACGTAGAGCCTGGGTGTCCTTGCTGCCGATGGAGAAGCCTCAATCAGGCACACATCCACCTTTACATGTTCGACTTTGACACAAATAGATACGTCTATTTGACTTGGCTCAAAGCCGGTGAGCTGAGCAAGTACCGTACGAAACGCAAACGTACGGGAAAGGGTAACTTCGACTGGCATTACGAATTTGACTTGCCAGACAGCGCGCTGTTAGCTCTTGAGGAGGGATATAGGCTGCGTTGCGAAGCCAGCGGATCCATCCCGCCGCGATTTCGGGATTATTATCATAGAGAACCTTTAGTTATAGGCCGCTATGTGATGCCTAATCGCTTTGAACTTCTCAGGCGTACTGCTGGAGGCGAAGCCGTTGACTTCTGCCGACATAGTACCGTAGTAGCGAAACCGGTCGGTGATGTAAGCAAGCTTACAGAGACCGACAAGCGACTTCTCGAACTTCTTGCGTACCTTTACGCCATTGGCGGAGGTCGTGAGTCAACGAATTCGGACCCGTACACGGACCCCGAAAGGAGAATCCTTGATCGAAGATCATTCGTGTACGATAATCACGTAGTCGTCGAGGATAGCGAGTATTTCGACTAAACTCGTCGACGCCTACCTGATTCAGGTAGCCCTCTGATCGAGGGGCTTCAGCCGCCACGAAAGTGGTTGCATGGCGATATGCCAACAGCCGGTGCATGCCGGCTG